ATCACAAGCAGATTGTTTCTGATTTGGAAGACTTGCTTGAATAGTTTTTGAGATGATGTAGATGAGTCTTGTGGAAACTTTCCCAAGAACTGAGTACACTCACGATTTGAGAGATGTGTTCTTGGAAAGTGTAATTGATAATGAGTACATACCTTTTGCTCCCTACTCCAAGCAAAAATTAGCAATACTTTATGCCAGTCGGCAGAATGATTTCAAACTCAATCAGCTATTGGTTGGAGCGGGGGGTTTTGGTGGCAAGACATTCTTGGGCAGTATGCTATCTGTACAATACTTGCCGTTTGATGAGGATTACACTTGCTTAGTGACACGCAGAAACTATGCAGAATTGCTAGACACAAACAGCGTGTGGGACAACTTGATAGACTGGTGTTGCGATGAAGACAGACTAACGAAAGATGAACTCTGCGACTACAAGCTAAGTCCATCCCCCAAGATAATTCATCCGAATGGGAACACTATCTATTTCAAAGCTTTTGACCAAGAGAAAAAGAAGCAGAAATTCAAAAGTGCAAGTTATGACCGAATTATCAATGATGAAGCATCAGAATTGCCCCCTGCAGTTCTGAAATTCCAATACCGTAGCAGTCGGAACACTACAGACATTCCACTGAGTATAATCAACTTGAGCAACCCAAGTGGTGACAGTACCGATTATTTGGTGGAGAAGTTTGTTGATGGCAGTGAACCTTACATTGCGATGGATTGGAGAGACAATCCATTTATCGACAAGAAAGCATATGAGAACTCTCTCAATGAGTTGGACTATGTCGACCAACAGTATCAGAAATATGGGAACTGGCACTACAAAGCACAGCAGGGGGATCTCATCAACAGAGCAGATATGCTCAGCCAACTTGTAGAACCTAATGAGAACATTCAATTCTCTTTGGTTGGTGTTGACCTTGCAGGGAAAGGGAAAGACAAATTTGCAGTCTGCAGATATGACCTTTTGCCGAATGGTTTGGAAGTCATTAATGATTTTGCACAGACAGAGTCAAGTATGCCTGAAGATATGTTACTGAATTTCATAGCGAAGCATAATCCAAATCCACATACTCCGCTCACTAGTCTAGTGGTGATAGAGCAGGAAGGTGGGGGAAGTCCATTGTATGCTCAAAGGTACTTCCAAGAGTTAATCTCTGATTTCAATATTCCTGTTGTCTTGAAGACTCCGAAAGGCTCAAAGTATCAGAGAGCTAGACCATTGATGAGGAAGATAAGGAAGGGTCAAGTGAAAATCAATAGGAACTGTAACTGTCTTGAAGAATTCATTGATGAGAGCATTAGTCTCGTACCTGTTATGAAGAAAAGTCCGAACTTGGTTGACAGTTGCACATTATTACATAATTATTTGCAAGAAGAAGTCTTGCACAAGGGAACAAGCATCAAATTAGGGGCAAGACTCTAAAGGAGAAGGATTCAATATGAAGTTACAAATTAGAAACACAGTTGACAACAATATCATTAATATCAAGAAGAGCATTGCCGACAATTTGAGGAACACAGAACTTTTCCAAAGTGAAAGTGAAGACACTGCAACCAGTAATGTGACACTCAAACCACCCGTCCCATTTTCAGATTGCAAATATGTCTTCGACAATTCATCTTATGTAGCGAAATGTTGCCGTATCAAAGCACAAGACATCATACTCAACACATTGACTCTTGTGAATGAGTCTGATGCAAAGTATGATACAGTTGTGCAGAAGATACAGAGCAATCTTGTAGAGAACATCACTGAACTCTACTTTATGCTCATCGATTATTACTACGCTGGATTGGGAGTCATCGAATATGCCTACGGAACTCACAAGTTCACCTTGAAGCAAATACCAGTCAACACTACAAGCATTATCCGAGTCAATTATCAAAACCAAGATTATTACTTGCTTCAGCAGAAGATCCAAACTCACACAAATTATTTCAAAATAATGGGAGAAGAATATCCTCCTACCTTCTCCCAGTATAATGGGCAACCTTTGGGGGAGTGTGCATTGATGGGAGGAGATAATTTCTATAATTTCTTTGCAACTCCACTTTGGGTACAGGAAAAGGATAAAATCTTCACAGAGATTGCAATAAGCAATAAGAACTACAATACAATCAGTAATGGGAATATTGCGACTGGAATCTTGAATATCAATCTTGAACCACAACCATTCAAGCCTGTAGTATATGATGAGTTGGGAAATGAGACTCAGACAAAATCTCGTGAGGAGATAATTGCTGAGGAATTGACTGGCACTGAAAATGGTATTGCTGTAGTGTTCACAGAATCTAACAGACCTATCAGTTTTGATTTCACAAATATTGAGAACAATAACTATGAATACTTAGAATCATTGCAAGAGAAAGCAGAGCAATCTGTATTGAACTGCTACAATATTCCCCTTGCCCGTTTGATGATTAATACTGAAAAGGAGAGTATGAACTCCAATAAGACTCAGTCCATTTGGGAAATCTATACTTTAGATTTGAAGACTGAGCAATCAAAAATCAAGGAATACATCAAAGAACTGATTTTTGAATTGTACAGCATTGAAGTCAGTGTTGAAATTGAAGTCCCACTCTTTAGTGACAGAAAAGAAATTGAAATCAACAATCTAATCAATGAGTGGAATGCAGGACTATTGACACTGAAACAAACCATTGAAGGTTTGTCTGAGTACACTAGTGTGATTGACTTGAAACAATATGATTTCACAATCAATCCTGCCCTTTGGGAGTACAGAAAGCTTGAAAATTATTGGGAGTTATCTGCAGATGAACTCATTGAACTTGAGAAAGTTGAAGGCGAGATAGATGCACTTAAATAAGAAAGGTTACTTGTATCAGCGAAAGATTGCAATGATTCAGAAAGCTCATTTGCCTTTGCAATTGCAGATTCAAAGAATCAACAATCAAGCGATAGATGAGATGATACTTGACTATTATGATGAGAATGAGCTTGAAGAGTACACTTCACCGAAATTCAAAAAAGAAAGAATTCTCTATGAAATCAGTAAGTTGAATAGGATTGCTACTGCAAGAGACTTTGAAAGCTTGATGGAGAGAAGTTTTGTCACTCAAAATCAGATTACTCGGCTTGAACAGTTAATTGCAAGTAGGAAAATTAGCGACAGAATTACACAATTGGAAGTTGAGAGAATCAACAAGAATCTGCAAACGATTGAGAAAACTCTTGATCAAGCGAGTCTGAACATTGACAAGTACAAATCCTTGATTGATAAGATTCCCAAGACTGTGAGTAGACAAGATGTTCTAGAGAAAGCACTTGAGGAAAAAGAGAACTTTCGTGGAAGGAAGTATAGTTACAAGGAACTTTCTAGGCTGTCACGAGACCTTGAAAAATACAAGTCTAGTCATATTGATTATGAACAGGCTTTGATTGAGAATAGACAAGCGGACAGAGAGGGTTTGCCTCCCGTGTGGACAAAGAAGATTTGGCACTGGTCTACCTTGAAGGACACTAGGCATAGTCAAATGGATGAGAAAGAGACTAGCAGTCTTTCAGAGAAGTTCACTGTGATAAATGAAAGAAATGGGAAAGTGGATTATCTTCGTTTTCCTCACGATGTTGAGAATGATAGGAATTATTGCAGTAACTTGTGCAATTGTGCGTGTTGGTATGAAATCCAATGAAATAAGAAATTATTTATTTTTCTCTAAAATCATTATCTAAAAAAAAATTATGAAAAGGAGTGTGTAATAGACAGATGACATTGCTATGTAAAAATAATGCCTTGTATGTGAAATGTTGTATTATCCAAAATGGTGTTCCTGATGCCCAAGCCGATTGCTTGGACTCTGTAGCTATCAAGAAGATTTTCACAACTTTCAACAACCAATCCAATTTTGAAATCTATCACAACGAAATCCCATTGACTGAGATTTCGTTACTGGAAAATTACATCTCAAAAGGTGATGAAGTAATTGCAGGAACAATTGTCCCCCGTGGAAGTTGGAATGCAGTTATCCGTGTAGATAATCCTACAATCAAAGAGAAACTCCTAAATAATGATTTTGGAGGAGTCAGTCTGAACAATCGTATTCAGACAAAATGTTCAACTGGTCTAAGTGGGAGAATAAGATATTCTGACATTGCAGATGCAGAATGTGTAATCCCTATTTACATCAGTTTTGTGAAAGAACCTGCAAACTTTGTAGGATTGCACATTATGAATTATGATGTGTATATTAAGAAAAGTAAAGAAGGAGAGACAAAATTGAGTCTATTGGAAGATTTGAAGGCTCTCATAAAGAGAGCAGAAGAAGAGGAATCTTCTGCAGAAGATGATGCTCAAACTGAAACTTCAACCGAAGAAGCAGAAACTCCTACTGAACCAGTGGCTGAAGACACTGCAAAAGTTTCTGAAGAAGAGGAAACAACTGCTCAAGAAGAAGAACCAGTTGAAACAGATGCAGAAGAAAAAGATGAAGAGGAAGAATCTGAAAAGATAGTGAAAGAAGATGACTCCTCTGAAGAAGCAGAAACAACTGAAGACACAGAAGAAAGTGTTGTCGAAGATATAGTTGAAGAGACTGTTGACTACGAAGCAGAAATCGAGAAACTTCGTGAAGAAATCAAGGAAATTCGTGAAGAACTCGAGAAACTCACAAAAGAAGAAAACACTGAAGAAGAAACTGCAGAATTGCCAGTTGATGAAAAAGCAGAAGAAAATGCTGATGAACCAATCATCACCAAGTCTACAAAAATAGAAGTCACTGGATCATCAGACCAAATCACTGATTTCTATGCTAGAACTGGCAGAGACAGTGTGACTGGAAAAAGAATTCGTAAACAGTCTAGAATCCTAAACTAAATTTGATTTTTATAATTGATTTTTTTATAATTTGAAAAAAAATATTTTTTTGACATTAATAATTTTTTGAGGCACAAAATATGATAAGTAAAACTGATATTGAAGCAAACAAACCAGTTATCGTGAAATGGGCAAAGCCATTGCAAAATGGTGGAGTGGCAACTGAAGGAGTATTGAGCGGTCAAGCAACCGAATTCATCGCAAGAATGGAAGAAGAGTCCGAATTATTAAGGGACTTAAGATTCATTGAAGGTGATGGTGAGACCCAAGATGTTCAAGCACTTCGTGTCAGAGCAAACTTGATGAATATGAACAAATTGAGCGGAACTAGTGGTGCGGGTAGTCAAGTTGACAACATCACTTCCTTGACCGAAACCGAACCATCTATACTTAAGCAGACTCTTGTCGCACAACCTTTCACCGCTTACACCTTGATTCCAAAGACCTTTTTGAAGACTAATATTGAACACGAAGGTTTCATCGCAAAATACGAATCATTGTTAATCCCTAGTGTTTCCTATTCTGCAGAGCAAATCGCTATCTTCGGAAAGAACACTCAAGCAGATGCTAAAGGTATTCACGGGTTAAAAGGTATTCTTGCACAATTGGATGATGTGGCAACTGCAAGTGTAGACACAACTACTCACGAACTCAAGGACAAAGTTGCTCGTGGTAAATATGGTTACTACGATGACACCACTAGCGGTCACGATCCTGCTTGGGCAAGTATCAATGCGGGAACTGGTTATGAAATCATTCCGCAATTGGATGATATGTTAGCGGAATTCACCAAGCAAGGTGGTAAAAGGAAAGAAGCGAACATTTATGTATCTTCCAAGATGGAAGCATTGTTGATTGCAGAAGCTTCCAAGAGAGAGACTGAAGGTGGAGACCGCTTATTCTTCAACGATGTCGGAAACCTTGTATTCAGAGGAAGGGAAGTAATCCAATTGGATGCATTGGATAATCCAGTTAACTCCTATGCTGATGAAATCATCATCGCAAATCCAAACAGTATCGCTTACTATCCAGTTATGGATGTTGAATCCGAATCCGCTTATGTCATTGAGAGAAAAGCATACTTGACTAGTGTTGATGTGATGTTTGATGTTGCAATCATCTTCGCAGAAGATGTATTGTATGCGGATGTGAGTTACACTCCCAAAAATTAAGGGAATTCTTGAAATTACTGTAACTGATGGAACTAATCCAATACAAAATGCAACTGTAACTATTGGCTCTACAAGTGAGACCACAGATGAAACTGGTGTTGCAGAATTTGAACTCTTCGATGGAGATTATACTGTGACCGCTAGTGCGGATAGGTACACTACTGTGTCAGATACAATTGACTTCAATGAGCATAACACCGATATGACCATCGAATTGGAAGTCACCGACACAATCACAATTACAATTGATGATGGGGATGACACTCCTACCGCTATCGAAGGTGCAAAAGTAACTATAGGAACAGTTGAGAAGACTACTGATGCGAATGGGCAAGTCACTTTCACAGAGATGACATATGATGATTATGATGTGACTGTAGTTGCGGAAGGATATGGTGATGAAGAAGAGACAATCCAATTCCGCTCCAATCATAAATCATTCACAATCAGTCTCACCGCATCACAAGGGTAAGACCATTTTGGAGAAGGAATGATGACTATCACTACTGAATACAATGAAACAATAAGAGAGCAAATCATCGGAAACTTGGATGGATGGGAAGTCATCCTTCCCAATGATGATGATGTTGGGAGCGGATCAAGAGATGTCGAACCTTTCATCACAGACATCAACGATTACACAAACAAGCCAAACAAGAAAGTAAGGGATGAAGAAGTGGAAAAATTCTATTATCAAAGTTTTGACAAGGCATTGTCTTATTGTAATCGTTGGAATGTTGATGACTTGAGCCAAACCGAACTTGACCTTTTCTTGAAAGGAGTTTGCTTATTGACCGCTTCAGACCTTTGGAACAAATATAATATTCGTGTCAACAATGAAGATATGGAAGACACATATGTTCAAAGTTTCGGCGGTTTACTGTACAAACAAGCGGTTATGATTCTGAAGAGTTTCATCAATCAGAGAGTCACTACCTTATCTTCTATCAAAAAAACAATGCAAAATACTGTTGGGACTTGGTTCGAATGACTGGATTCATACCGGAAATCACAACACGAGTCACCATCAACACAGATTTCAAAAGCTTTGACAAAAGTTTAGAACTGATTGAATCAGATGAAATACTAAGCAAATGTTTCACTGAAGCAATTGAACATTTAGGCGAAAAACGAAAAGAATTAGAATCCCAAAGCGATGCACTCGCTTATAGAGTAAGCGAATACCTATCCAGTTTTCAAAGCCAAATAATCGCAATGAAAAAAGTTGATACAGGTATGGCAAAAAACAGTGTTGATATAATGAAAGAATCACTCTCTTCATACCTTGTAGGAAACACTGCAACTAGTGTGGATGGATTTCCTTATCCCTTAGCGATTGAAAAAGGGAGAAAAGAAGTTCGCCCTATCGATGCTCGTGCTTTGCGATGGTGGGACAAGGACACTGGGGAAATTGTCTTCAGTAAAAAATCAAAAGCAGTTGCACCATATCCTTTCGTGGATGATTCCATCCGTAAAACCGAAGGAAAAGTATCTGAAGCGGTGGATGAATATCTCAACGAAGTAATGGGAGATGATTAAAGGTGATGCTTGAAACTGACTTGACAAGCGACATACTCATTTACAACATACTCAAAAATTCTGATGACAAATTCATACAAGAATTCAACATCAAATTCATTGATAGGAGCGTTCCCGCTGAAGAATCAAATACAATGTATATAGCCAATGTTGATTTGGAAACAAGGAGTGAAACATTCAATCATACGGAGTACACTGCACTTGTCAATATTTTCGTAAAGACAAAGCAGACAAATTACCTTGAAGGAAGCCAGTACCTCCGTACTGTTGTGAAACATATCAAGAATGTGTTGAAGAACAATGTAACTTGCAAAAGAAGACATATTGTCTTCCGAAACATTACATATGAGTACGGAAGCACTTACACCTTGAAAGGTTTGCATATGATTGTCCAGTTGAATGAAATGGAAAGTCATTCTGTTGATTCCCCAGTGATTACTGAAGTGGAACTTGCTGACTTGGAGACTTATGTTGTTAGTGAAGAATTGTATTGGAAAGAGAAGAATAAACTGCAAAAAAGAGGCTACTAGGAGTGTGTATTTTCAGTGGCTAGAAAAAAAATGAAGAAAGAAGAAAAAAAGGAAAAGAAAGAAGAATTCGATTTTGATTCTGCATTGGAATCTGTGAATCCTTTGCTCCGTGAAGGCTTTGAAAGATTCATTTTTAAGCAGAACATTATAATTAAGACTCGTGAAGAGTTTGATTATTATTATAACGCATATGGAGGATTATAACTTGGCGAATATAGAACCACATATTGAAGTGTATGATGTACAGAAAATCGTTCAAACTGCATATGGGAATGCGGGGAAAATAGCACTTATAGGTGCTTTCCCAACCAGTACTGTTAGTGTTGATATTTTCACCAGTTTGGATGAAGCGAAGAACAGTTTAAAAGGGG